TGAACTTCCAAAAAAGAAAACAAAAGCTGATAAGGTTGCATGGCTTCGTGAAAACGAAAATGTACCTTTTCGCAATGTATTACGTTTAATTTACGACGAGAGTATTGAGTTCTTGTTACCCGATACAGCTCCGCCATGGTCTGAAAACCAATTTGAAGATGAAGCAAAAACTATGCTTTATAGAGAAGCAAGACGCTTAAAAATCTTCATTAAAGGTGGTGGTTACGATGATATGAAAACAATTAAGCGTGAACAATTATTCATTAAACTTTTAGAAGATATTGATAATGATGATGCTAAGCTATTAGCTCATAACATGTTATCTCATACAAAAGTTAAAGGATTGACCCTACCAACATTGTTAGAAGCCTTTCCAGACTTGCTAACAACTCCGATGGATATGCGATAGAAGGAATGCAATTATGCCTAAGCGATTTAGAGATTATCGCAAAGGTGACGGCTGGGGAGATGACCCAAGAAAGTTAGACCGTCAAAATGAAAAGCGTAAAAACAAACGCCGTCAAACAAAACGAAAGCAAAGGCTCAAAGACAAGTATGACTACTAATGTCGCTATACTTACGAATTTTCGTACAGGTAGCACTAATTTTACATTACAAAAAGCTGAAGAATATGATTTGCCATATAAAGGTGAATTGTTTTCGCATGAGCGCCAATTTCCTATTGGTAATTTATTAAGTAGTTCTGAGTTTAATGCAAAATACAAATATAAAGATCGTAATATTGCCAATTATGCTTTAAGTAATTGGAATATATTTGATGAGCTTAGAGCAGGACATCCGGCTTGTTATAAAATTATGCCATCTCATTTTCACAAACGAATGCATCAGCGAACTGCAACAGATATGTTTCAGCTACAAACTGTATTAGAGCATGCTGATAAAGTCTATTATCTTTATCGCCGAGATTTACGTGCTCAAATTATGAGTTGGTTAGCTGTTCGAAGAGATGGCTCGTTTGGACATACAGGTTTTATTACCAATGTACCAATGACTTATAAAACTAAAGAAGAAGATTATGTTAAACGTATGAAACAATTACATGGTGGAGAAATAGTAGGCGAAACTTATCAAGCTACATTTGACGCAGATGACCCTGTATTCCACGCAAAAACAACTATGTCTATACAATCATTGGTTCGTCAATTAGTAGAAAATTACGACGATATGGCTGAAATGTATAAAAGGGTACCAGGTGAACTAGTTTGTTACGAGGATTACTTTGTTGGTGACAAATATAATCCCTATAATAGAGAGATAACTTGGACTGGTGAGCCTGAGATTGACCAGTATGTAACAAATTGGGACATAGAAAAACTATTCAAATAAGGGTTGACATTTACAGTAAAACATGTTACAATATCTAATAATGAATAGGAAAAGGATAAATTATGGACCATAGAACTGATAAATTAATACTAGTAGATTGCGATGGTGTACTACTAGACTGGAAATACGCATTTTATAAATGGATGTCAGAAAACGGCTACGAAGTTGTAACAGAAGGTGTTTACGATGTAGCAGAAACTTTCGGTATAACAAAAGACGAAAGTAAAAAATTGGTAAGACAATTCAACGAATCAGCAAGGATTGGATTTCTACCAGGATTGCGAGATGCAATCAAATATGTTAAAAGATTACACGATGAAGGATATATCTTTCATTGTATTACCAGCTTAAGTACTGACTTTTATGCTGGAAAGCTCAGACAGCAAAATCTAGAAAAACTTTTTGGACCAGCTGTATTTGAGAAAATAGTCTGTTTGGACTGTGGAGCTGATAAAGACGATGGGTTATTACCATATAAAGATAGTGGATGTATCTGGGTTGAAGATAAGCCACTTAACGCTGAATGTGGATATAATTTAGGGCTAAGGTCAGTATTAATTGAACATTTATTTAACTCTGATTACGAAAACGATTCCATTCCAAAAGTAAAAAATTGGAAAGAAATATACGAAATGATAGTAAAATAGTAATAAATAAAATAATGATAGATTGGATATTTAATTAATGCCAACATACGAATTTCAAAACACCGAAACCGGTGAAACCTTTGAGAAAATTCTTAAACTCTCAGAGCGCGAACCCTACCTCAAAGAAAATCCTCACTTAAAGCAAATAATTTCTGGAGCACGACCTGTGATTGACAGTGCTCGACTTGGTCGTATGAAACCCGACCAAGGTTTTCGTGATATACTTTCGTCAATGAAAAATAACAAAAGCTATACAGGAAACAAGATAAATGACTGGAAATAGAAATTTATCTTCCATTAACAAGGAGATTATATATGTCCAAACAACGTCGTATTTCACAAAAGGAGAGAAGAAGACTCACTAAGAATGGTAACGGAACACTAGATAGAAAATTTAGTATGCGACCCATTCAGCCAATCACAGATACTCAACAAGAATTATTTGATGATTATCGAACAGGCTATAATATAGCTGCGGTTGGTACGGCAGGAACAGGTAAAACGATGTGTGCATTATACCTTGGTCTAAATGATATTATGAACAAAGATGAATATGACCAAATTGTAATCGTACGCTCGGCTGTACAAACAAGAGAACAAGGTTTTATGCCTGGTTCACAAGCTCAAAAAGAAGCAGTTTATTCAGTACCTTATGCCGATATAGTAAATGATTTATTTGGCCGAGGCGATGCCTGGGAAATTCTTAAACAGAAAAACCAAGTAAAATTTATGACTTCATCTTTTGTGAGAGGATTGACATTTGATAATTCGATTATTATAGTCGACGAATGTCAAAGCATGACGTACCACGAGTTAGATAGTATTATTACTCGTGTTGGTGAGACAAGCAAAATTATTTTCTGTGGTGACACAGCTCAAGATGATTTAGCAGGAACTAGACACAAACACGATGTCTCTGGTCTTAGTAGTTTTATGAAAGTACTAGAAAAAATCCAGAGCTTCAGCGTAGTAAAATTTGGCGTTGAAGATATCGTAAGAAGTGGATTAGTGAAAGAATATATTATTGCTAAAGAACGTGCAAATAAATTACAAGTTCATACGCCCATCAGCTATGGAACAACCAAATTTGCAGTAGCGTAATAAATAAAAGGAGAGAACATAATAGGGGCTCCGGCCCCTAAACTCCTTAAGGTAAAATTATGACACAACAAACTATAGACGACTACAGACTGACTTGGCTTACTAAACAAGTCTTTAGAGTAAAATTGAGTGGAGCAAGACAATCAGAATATTTTGATTGGATTGACGAAAACGTAACTGAACGTTCTTACACTCATGCCTATAATGCTGAAACTGATGAATATACATTTATGTTTGAATTAGCAGCTCATGCAGATGCTTTCAGAGAAAAGTTTTTAGGCGAATCTAGAACAGTTGACGTAGTCTAAAACAAAAAAACGGAATACATTATGGCTTTTAAGCACTTTGACCACGGTATTGATTTACCACATTTAACTAGAAAAACAACAAACGAAGGAAGACGATACTTTACTCCAGCTGGAGATGCGTATCCTTCTGTTACTACTGTACTTGGCATTCTAAGTAAAGCAGCTATTATTGCATGGCGTAAACGCGTCGGCGAAGAAGTTGCAAATAGAATATCAACACAAGCATCACGCCGAGGGACTGCAGTTCATAAAATTTGCGAAAATTATATTGATAACAAAGATGATTGGAAAGAAGGTGTACAACCCGCAAATATGTATATGTTCAATACAATGAGAACCGTTATTGACAAAAAGATAAATAATATATGGTTCCAAGAGTGTTTTCTTCATTCTGATGAATTAAGGACAGCGGGACAAGTAGATTGTATTGCAGAATACGAAGGTGAGCTTTCAGTTATTGACTTTAAGACATCTCGTAGATTGAAGAAAGCAGAGGATATTGAAGGGTATTTTATGCAAGTATCTTTTTACGCTAAAGCGTTTAATGAGATTACAGGGCAGAATATATCCAAAGGTGTTGTATTGATTGGTGTAGATGATAATGACCCGCAAGAGTTTATTATTGACACAAACGAATATCTAGAACACTTTAAAGCTGTAAGGGAGAAGTATTCAGAACTGCATGAAAAAGAGACGATACATTTTAGCTGATAAAGATATGGGTGTATTCTTAGGTACTTACGATGGTCGTGAACTAGGGTACGAAGATGATGGAAGAGTATTTGCTTGCTTTTCATCAAATAACCCATTTAATCTTACAACAGCATGTTCTTTTAGAACACAAACTGCAGCAGAAACATTTGCAAAAGATATGTTTGCACCAAGTAAACAAAAGAAACTTACTGCACTAGAAGTTGAAACAGAATCAGAATTTCCTAGTGTAGTTGATATCATCAAAGCTGGACATGGTGCTGCAGCTGGTGATATGCTTGAAATACTTTTTGAAAATGGAAATCAAACAATACATTAGGGGTTGACAAACACAAAATAACGTGTTACAATAACAAGTATGATAGACAAAAAAGTAATAAGTGAAGCTACAATGTTTGCCATAGAAGCACATGGTGACCAGCGTAGAAAATATACAGGTGAACCTTATGTTGTTCACCCAATTCATGTTGCAGACATTCTAGAAAAAGAAGTTGAAGCTACAACTGAAATGCTAGCTGCAGCTATATTACATGATGTCGTAGAAGATACTCCTGTTACATTAAGAGATATCAAAGAAAAGTTTGGCGATACAGTCGCTGAATATGTTCATTACTGCACCAACGTGTCTGAAAAAGACGATGGGAACCGTGCGTTCCGCAAGAAAATGGATGCAGACCACTTCGCTTTGGGCCCAGCCGAGTCCCAAACAATCAAAATAGCAGACCTTTTGTCTAATGCTGATTCTATCATCAAGCATGACCAGAAGTTCTTCCATAAAGCTTTCAAGCATGAAAAGCAATATATGCTTAACATCTTGACAAAAGCTGACGCAAAACTACTCAATAAAGCCCAAGAACTCTTAAAAGAGCATTGGGACAAGAAATAATTTAAAACAATTTCAACTTTTTTCACAAAAAGGGTTGACATTTGTAGAATAGCGTGTTATAATAGTCTCATAAAATATTAAATGGAAAGGAATTATTATGACAAGATTTGACAAAACACAATTTACATGGGACGGAATGTACCTCATGTACAGAGGCGATTACATCGGTTCTAAGACTATGGACGAAGTACATCCTGACTGTCACCCATCATGGGTAGGCAAAGTAAAACCTGCTTTTATCGCAAGACACAAGTATGGTTCTTTCCCTTACAAATCTTGGATTAACTGTTTAGTTGACAACTACACTGTTGAGGAATACCTCAAAGTTTCAACTGAACTTTCACCACTTGAAGCTGTCAATGCTGTCGGATACTCCGGCAGAGGCCGTTATAACAGGAGGGCTGCATAATGAATATTCTTCCAAACGAAATCACAATTGCTGGTGACACTCATACTAAGCAACGTTTTGGTATGGCGTCTATCCACGACGAAAACAAAACTTTTACAGGTGATGTTCTATTCACCGACCAACTGAGAGCAGACCCACAAGGCAACATCTGGGATAAGAGCATCGAGATGAAATTTGAAGATACTGCACAAGTCGATGGCCTCACAGTTTGGAAATCAAATGGCGAAATCCCTTTCGCAGACATGTTACTTGACTTTGTTCAAATTGGTGCAATCACTCTTGAGCAAGCTGAGTTCTCACTTATTCAAAGAGCAAAAGACGATAAAGCTTCTCTAGCTACATTGTATAGAGCTGAAGATGGCAACATTTATCTTGGCGAAGGTGCTCTTGATTATCGCAAAGAGCGTCTTGCACAAATTGCAGAATACGATTACTTTGTTGCATAATTTGAAACAAATTGAAAATAATTGCAAAAAAGGGTTGACAAAACGATTTTGTTTTGTTATAATATACCCAACAAATTGAAAAAAGGAATACATTATGAGCGACATATCAATTCAACAATTCATTACCAACTTTAATGATGGTAAGTATGATTCAGACGACTACCAAACTCAGTGCGATGCTGGTTGGTACGACTGGTTCTGTAAGCAATCTTCATTGCGAAACAAAACAATCTTCTTAACAAAGAAGCTCAAGCAACTTTGTTTGTCTGATAAGATTGATATGAACAAGCACTACGTGTTTTTCAAAAACAACTGTGGCAACGTCTTGTACGACGACTTCCGTATTTGTTCTTTGGATACTGGTGATGTATTGTACTGTGTAAGTCCAAATGACCACGGACGTGCAACAGTTTGGGGTAAAGATAATAATTTCGATGCTCCTTTGGTAGATGGTAAGTGGAAGGATGTTAAAGCATTCTTCGGCGTTTAATTAATAATTGAAAAGGAAAATATATTATGGCACATGAATTAGAAATGGTAAACGGTGAAGCTCAAATGGCATATCGACTCAGCAAGGGTGTACCCTGGCACGGTCTCGGTGTTCCAGTTAGCGATGACATGACACCGTTGGAAATGATGAAGGCAGCTGGTCTCGACTGGACTGTTCGTAAAGTACAATCTTTCATCGATGTAAATGGTGAAAAGATTCCAACAGGTCAGCAATCTCTTATTAGAGAATCTGACAACAAAATTTTGACAAACGTTGGTGACAACTGGAATCCATGTCAAAACGAAACAGCATTCGAGTTTTTTAATGACTTCGTAAATGCTGGAGATATGGTAATGGACACTGCAGGTTCTATCAATGATGGTAGAATGGTATTTGCAGCTGCCGACGTAAATGATGGATTTACACTCTTTAATGGTGACGAAGTTAAAGGCTATTTGCTTTTCTCTAACCCACATGTTTATGGTAAATCAATCGACGTTAAATTCGTAATGACTCGAGTTGTATGTAACAACACATTGTCAATGGCACTTACAGAAAAAGGACAACCTGCTGTAAGGCTATCTCACAGAAACGAGTTTGATGCTGAAGTAGTAAAAGAGCTACTTGGTATTTCACACACTCGTGTTGAACAATTTAAAGAAGCTGCAGAATTTCTTGGTTCCAAGAGATATACTGACGAAGCTTATATCAAATTCCTTGCAAAGGTATTTGGTACATCCTCACAAGAAAACAAGGTTCTTAGCAGAACTGGTGAACGTGCATTAGAAATTGTTGAAACTCAACCAGGAGCGAATTTCAAACCTGGCTCATGGTGGAATGCATATAATGCAGTAACTTATTTGACTGACCACGAACTCGGAAGAAATGCTGATACAAGAGCAACATCTTCATTGTTCGGCGGAAACGCAAGACGAAAGCTTGATGCTCTTGACCTTGCAGTCGAAATGGCGGAGGTAGCGTAAGCTACCTTCCTTGAGGAAATAAGTGCTATTATTTTCACAAAAGGGTTGACAAATTCATTTTTGTTTGATATAATAGTACTTATAAATTAAATTAAACTTTGGAAAAGGATATATTATGGTAAAATTGGATAAAAACGGTAAAGTCAGAACTGACGCTTATGTAGGTACATTCTCAACAGAATGTTCAGGTGACATGTTGGAAGTAGAATCTATCAAAAACATGGTTAAGCATATGAATAAAGAGCTCAAGTATCACAACGCTCTTGATAAATTTGGCAGACCAATTAGATTCAGAACAACTCTTAAGGCAAGAAAGCCTATCAATAAAATCAGAAACGCAAGAACTGGTAAACTCAGAGGTTATACTTCTTTTGGCGATGTGATTGGTGGAATGGCAAATGCTGCTGAAATGGATGTATACATTCACAGATATCTATCAGACGCAATGTGGAAAATGGGAAGGTATTCATAATGGAAAAACCAGCTTTACATAGAAGAGCTCTTATGTTCGTCGTAGACAGCTGGAGGCTCGTAATGGATGCAAAATACAATCCACTAAGATTTATACCAGACCCAAGCTTACAAGCATACTTCACATTAGTACTCTTTACTATGTGGTCTGTTTATTTTGGATTTGTAGCATCTTACTACATGGGATGGATTGGCTACTCTACAGTAACAAGTATTTTTGTACACTTTGGTGTATTATTTCCAATCATCATGACTAATGCAGTGTTTAAAGATGCTGAACGTGATGGAGCAACTTGGGTGCAAGACTGGAGACAAGAACAATCAAGCTTCAATCTCTGGAAAAAAATCTCACAAAGAAACTTTGAGAAAAGAGTTAAGTGGGATATTGATAAGGAAGCATAATGAGCTATCCAACTCAATCGCAAATTCATAATGCTATCGTAGATGGTATTGAAAAGATTTTAATTCGACTTGACGAGATAGAAAAAAAGCTCGAAGAGTTTAAGGACAAAAAAGATGAAAATTAAATTTGATGTCGAAATTGACACAAAAGAAGATAGAGATGTTGGTGATGAAATCATCAATCTTCTCAAGCTCATGGCTGAAAGGCTTGAGCAACTAAATGATGATGGTGAAGAATAATGGAAATTCTTAACTTTCTAGGAGCATCGGTATTTATGATAGGTGCATTTTGGTTTTGCTATATGAGCTTTCATGTAACAGAAGAACAAAAGCAGGGAAAATACATACCGCTACCTTGGGAAGAAGGTGGATTTCTTAGAAAACTTTTTACAAAAACTAAGTAATTGTGACAAGTTTGTAAATTTTTACAAATATATACAATTTTTATAAAGCATTATTACTTTTGATTATATATAGTTATGTATGACATAATGGAGTGTCATACTACTTTTGAGATATAATGAAAAGCAACAAATACACAATAGCAATTGCTGCTTGCTTAATTGCAGCACCAGTATACGCAGACTGGAGAATGGAACGATTCGATTTGGATGGTGACAATCTAATAAGCGTAAATGAGCTAAAGGCGTCAGGCTGTGTAGTAAAAGAATCTCTTTTTAAACACGCTGATAAAAACAGAGACTCCTTCTTAGACAAAAAAGAAGCTAAAAAAGCTTCCGAGTATATTATAAGAAGCAAATGTCCTAAAGGAAAATAATGAAAGAAAAAATACAAGAACGATTAGAATTGTTTATTCTCGTTAGTATTTTTTGTGTTTCAATATTAGGAGTCAGTCCAAATGTTATTTAAAGCAATCCGTAGATTTTTCACCCGAGGGTGGACAAAAACATTCTTTAAGTATTGGATTCAACCGTGGCATACAGGTAGGTAATGGAATTAATTATAATTCCTACGGCTTTACTGATGGCATACTTGCATCTCAAACATAATCCTATGTACGAGATACGACAAGCGCTCTGGCTCGAAGCTCGGCAAAAGCAAAACTCAAAATAAAGGAGACAAATAATGAGAGCCATTTTAAACAAATGGTTTGATTTAAATGTGGAGATTTGCGTCGAGTGTTTACTATGTGCTCTGATGTTAGGAGTAATGGTATATTCCGTAAGTACAATCGTTTAAACAAACCTAGGTAAAAAGCTAAAGCACTCAGAAATGGGTGCTTTTCTTTATACGATGTAATCGACTCTAGATTTTTTTGCTGTATGTAATTTACCGCTCTTTCCTTTATAAGGTTGTGTAATTCCTTTACTACCTTCCTTAATAAACAATAAACTTCCCATGCAATATGTTACTGAAATTAGCATGATTGCTAATAAAATAAATTCCATTTTAAACGTCCTTAAATTGTACTGATACTCCGCATCCACATGATGCTATTTCGTTTGGATTAATAATTTTAAAGTATTCATTGAGTCCTTCGCGAACCCAATCAAGAGTAGAATCTTTTAGATAAGGCTTAGACATCTCGTCAATAGCAATTTTAAATTTGCCATAATCTAAGATAGTATCGTCATTGCCCACTGAATCAGAGTAACCAATGATATACTCAAAACCAGCACACCCGCCCCCAGTGACACCAAGACGAATAGTATCTCGGCTGTCATTCTCTGTTCTCTCAATCGCTTTAAGTATTGCTGCATCTGTTAGTTCCACCATTTCGTTATTTATCTTCTATCACATTCTCTTTGTGCTTTTCTTAAAAGTCTAAAATTATTTGCTGTTACCATACTAGTTGTCACTCCTGCTCCAAGCTTCCATCCATACCAAAAATTTGTATCACCTTTTGCGAGTGCTCCAAGACCACCAATAATAGTAAGTTTTAATCCTACCATTTCTGAAACGTTAGGTACATCATCTAATAAAGGATTTGCTTCAGTGATACACTCGTATTTTAATCCACGATAAGTTGAATAAACATCAAGTACTTGAGCAGTCCAAAATATAGTATCTATGATTAGCTTTTCTCTTTCAGTCCAATGGTCTATTGCGTATTTAGGTTCTTCTTTTACTTGCCATTTTGGGTCGTATCGTAATTGATTGAGTGTTGGAACAAATTCAGCTTCATCAGGTAAATTAATAATTGCACCATTTGGCATTACTCTTGCTTTACCAACAACGACTCTTTGTACTGTTAATTGATTATAAGGAGCTATATGCCCCATTTTGATAAGTTCTTTTCGTGCTTCTGAGAGTTCAGAAATAAATGGGTCCTTTGGAACATATGCTTCTACTGGAACTGCTAATAAAAACAATCCGACAATTAGTTTACTTAGTAGTCGCGATGAAAACTCCATTCCAATCCTTTGGTAAATCTTGCGTTTTCATATATTCGCAACGCTCAATCCACATTTTGTAATAACCTTTCATTTGACCTTCGAAGCAATCCATAAGGTCATTACATATTTTAATCGCCTTATCAAAGTTTTGCTTTTGATAATTTGAATGCATTGCTTCATGCATCTCTGCCGGTTTAATATATTTATTCTTATCAAGGTCTAACACGGTATGTATTCCAATTCCAACTGTTTTTCCTTTTACTGCAAGGTCGTCTACTTTTAAGAAAAAGAAATCATTAGGAGAACATCGTTTAACTGTTTCTTCACCGACTAATAATAAGCAACCATATTCTTTACATTTTGACTCAATTCGTGCAGCAGTTGAAACGCTGTCGCCAAGGACGTCATAACTATGTCTTGCTGTAGACCCCATCTCACCAAGATAACCAAGACCAGTGTTAATCCCAGCCCCCATACCAATTGGTGGTCTACCTTCTGCCGTAATCTGTTCATTAAATTTCTCCACTGCTCGAAGCATGTTAATACCAGTTTGTACTGCATTTTTAGGATGTTCTTTATCTTCTATAGGTGCATTGTGAATGTGCATTGACGCATCCCCTATATACTTTATAATCATACCATCTGCATGGAGAACAGGCTCGGTGATAGCATCCATATATCCATTCATAAGTTTAGTTAAACCTTTGACATCGTCACCGAAACTTTCCCCAAGCGGAGTGAAACCTCTCAAATCAGAAAAACAAATACTTATCTCACGTTTCATGCCATCTTTTATTAGAGAAGGATTCTCTTGTAAGAGGCGAACAACCGTGGGCGATGCATAACCTGCAAATTGCTTTTCTATTTGACGTTTCTCTTGGAACGTGATATAATACTTATTATAACTTGATTGAGCAAATACTACTAAGGAAGCAAATGAACTCAATGTCGCGTCGACGAATGTCAATGAATCGGTCCAAAGCCAGTAGCTTACTCCGTAAGCGGAACCAACAAGAGCAAGAGAACTTATCACCGCAGGAATTGTGGGAAGTCCATAGACCGCTGCAAGGATTCCTAAACAGCATATCAGAAGAAAGACGAGCTCAAATATTGGCTGCCAGTCGGGAATCTGTATTTCAACTCCTGAAAGAACGGTTTGAATCAGATGAGCTTGAACTTCGTGGGGATACTTTGCACCCATTGGGGTTGCGACTGGATTAGAGTAACCTTCTGCGGTTATTCCATATAAAAGTACTTTACCGCTCCAGGGATTCTGGCCATGAGTTGTTCGTTCAGATAATTCTGTTATACTGATTGAGTCAAACTCATTCCAAAAAGATATTGGTACTTCTGCAAAAGAGTTTGTTGTAATTGGATTTTGTCTTCCCATACGAATCCATTCGACACCGTTAGTGCCGACTTTCATCTGATAGCTTGGTTCTCCAGAGTACACTCGTAATGTGTCGAGTGCGAGAGATGGGTAGGGATTCCCGGCTGCTTTGACAACGAGCGGTGCACGTCGCACGACTCCTGTTGGTTGGTCAGGAATTGCAACAGTAGCACCAACCCCAAAAGCCCAGCTAGATAACTCATTAATAGGATAGAGTAAGCCTGGGAATTCGTAAAGCCAGTTATCATTTTGTTCTCCAAATAATGCAACACCAACGAAGGTTCCAACTCCATCTGATGTTTGTTGAGTGGGAGCAGAAGATAATACGACAGCTTTATTTGCCATTGCTTCTGCGAGGTCATTGTCTTTACCAAATCTATCTTGTTCGGAATATATTATGTTCAATACATTAAGTGCATCAGCAGGAGCTTCATTTAAATATTTAGCAACTATATCTCGAGGCCATGGATACTGACCTTCTTGAGCGATCGCCTTTTCGTCAATATTAACTAATACTATATCGCTTGACTGTATTGTTTCTTGTGTTGATTGTAGATAGTCGTAATAAGAATATTTAAAAGATTGTATTATATCTGGATTACTAATTTGTAAAGCACCAAATGCACCAATCGTAATTAATACAGTCCACCATTTTGTGAGATATTTAAGCACGATATTCCTTAACAGTATTAACTAATGCTCTCACATTTTCTACTGGCGTAGTTTTATGTATGCCATGAGCAAGATTTACTACGTAAGGTTTATCTTTCATTTTATCTAATACAGGAGTTATATCTTCTCCGTTTATGAGTCTTTGTACTGTTATTCCACCTTGTAATACTTCACCATGTATTTCATCGACGGGTTTATCATCACTAATATTTGTACAATCTGGATTGACAATCTCGATGTATTCGTTTATTTTATCACCAACTAATCTTGGGAAAGCTATAATACAAACATGTGGATAATGTGCTCGAATAACATCAACAATTGTTTTAGTTGGTTTAATAACAAAATCATAAAAATCATCTTCTGAAATATCACAAGCATGACTATCAAATATTTGTATTGTATCACAACCAGCTTCAATCTGCATTGAAAGGTGAGTAACAATATATGGTATTAATTTTTGTACTATTGTAAGGTCTTGGCGTTCAACCATGTATTTGCAAATGGTATATGGTGCTGCTGCAAATCCAATAAGTGATTTACTATCATCAAGTTCTTCTCTTACTCTTCTGATAGCTTCATAAACAGGTTCGCATTTTTGAATAAACTCACCTTCTGTTGTTTCCCAAAAAGATTCGTTATAAGGTCCCAGTACGGGACTAGGTGTATAATCTAATTCTTGCCCTAAAGCATAATTGATTATTAATATGTCTGAGAATATAATTGCTGCATCCATATCAAATTCTTTAATAGGTTGCATTGTAATTTCTGCTGCCTTACTTGGAGTAAGAGCCATATCTAAAAAGCCATTTGATTTTTCTTTGATCGCCATATATTCTGGCATGTATCTTCCGGCTTGTCTCATTAACCAAACAGGATATAAATTGACCTCTTTATCCTGTATGGTCCTTTGTAATAATGTTTTCATAATTAATTAAATTGTTTTTGTACCCATTTGAATCCAGCATATAGCGTCAAGCCATAGATGGCAAATATAGTAAGAGGCACTGCCATGTTTAAGATTGTCCATAAATCTAAAAAT